TTGGCGGAAACGGATGTTATCGGGCCTGCGCGGATGGCTTGGCGCGCTGGATTGCACGCTTCACAACCGACGGGCTTACTCCGTATTTTGTAGCTAGACCCGCTTGCGTTATGCCGCCTGCAGCGTATTCCGCTACCAGCGCCGCTTCATCACCGGAAGATAATGCGCGAATTCTTCCCGGCATTCTCCCCCGCGCTCTTGCGGCTATCTGGCCCGCGATAGACCTCTCCCTGATCATTGACCTTTCGAGCTGGGCCACCGCGCCGAGTATCTGAACCACAAAGACGCCCATGCTGTTTGTTGTGTCCAGCGGCTCGGTGACGCTCTTGATGGTTGCGCCAACGGTCTCCAGCTGGCGAAGGATGGCTAGCAGGTCGAAGAGGCTTCTGGCGATCCGGTCGATTTTGTAGACAACAAGGACGTCGCTTTTTTGCAACGATGCAAGGCACTTCGTTAGTTCGTGGCGCCCGCGCCTAGAAGCGCCGCTGGCCTTTTCCTGAAAGATTACCGTGCACCCGGCCTTGGCCAGGGCGTCCAGCTGCAATGCTGTGTCCTGGTCTTGTGTGCTGACGCGGGCGTATCCAATAAAACGCATTTTTCCTCCTGTGTAGCAAACGCAGCAGGTGCGCGCGCTGCGAATTCCTGCCGGATATGCCTTGCATATCCTCTGGAATCCTCCGCTCAGGCCGGGGCGCTGCGCGGCTTGTTTATCAAGCACGTGTGAAGGCCTGGGGGATGCGGGGGCGGTGCCTCGCGGCTATGGCCGGTGGGGGTGCGGGCGCAACGTGGCGGCATGCCTACCAGGTAGAACCTCGGGAAGCTGGATGCGGGCGCGCTAGGGGCCTCGGGGGTCTTGTGCGGGGGGTACGTGGCGCGTGACAGGCTGAACATGGGGCGTAGCCCCATACCCCTGTCCGTGGGAAGCTGGCCGAGCTGGGGTGCACGCTGCGAATTCCTGCCGGATATGCCCTGCATATCCTCTGGAATCCTCCGCTCAGGCCGGGGCTGACTCTGTAACTAATGACAAAATCGCATTAATGGACAAAACAGTCCAATGAATTTTAATGAAACTTAGCGACATTTAAACGCATTTGACGAATCTTTAAACGAAGTTAGCGACATTTGTAGAATTAGGCAGCTCAGATAATATATTCCGTTTTTGCATTAATTGTTTTGCAAACTGCTGCGTACCTGGGCGTTTCGTGAACCATGGGAAGCTGGCCGAGCTGGGGTGCACGCTGCGAATTCCTGCCGGATATGCCCTGCATATCCTCTGGAATCCTCCGCTCAGGCCGGGGCGCTGCGTGACTGATCAAGCCTGCGCGCAACGTCGCGCGCCATTTTCCACGCCTCATCCTTTGGCAAGCGCTCGCAGAGTTTGACCAGGTCATGCTTAGGCTTGGGCTGGATGCGCGGCAATGATGCAGAGCGAGTACACCAGGCGCGCAGGCGCTCCCGAAGGCCGAGCTGGGGGACGAAATCCCAGGGCGGAAGAACTGAATGAGCACCGTGTGCATAGTTGGCCGTGAACACTTGCCTGGTGTCATAGGCTGCGTGCAAGTCGTTGCCTCGGTACATCCAACGCTCAGCAACGATAGCGCTAGGGCCAGTGCCGACGCGTGCGGCAACCATGTGCATACGCGGCAGGTAGGCCCAACGGGCATGCAACAGGCCCAAGATGCCACCGACAAACGGGACCTTGACCTTATCCAGGCGCATGCAGCGTGCCTCGTACTCAATGAGAGCGTCGCGGACTTGCCTATCGATCATGGCAGCGTCTTGCACGATCAAATACACGTCCCATCCGAGCTTACGGGCGTGAATGAGCCAGTCGATCAACGGGCCGCGCTCTTTGTCCTGGAAGCTGCGCGAGTTAAGCCAGGTTCCAAGCTCGTCCAGGATCAGAACGCCGTTGCGATCCTCGTCGTAGCTGTCCGGGTTTCCGTGCCCCATAGCTTCAAGATCGAACGCCGTGGGCTTGTCAGGCAGGCGAACGTAACTCGTGCGCTTGCGAGGGCAAAGGATGTGCGTGTGTAGATCAACGTTGCTGGCAACCTTGCGACCAGCCCAAAGGGCGTCTTGTGCACGCCACACGCAAAACTTAGTTTTCCCTGTGCCCAGCTTACCTACGACGGCGAAAACGGCCATTTTTCACCCCGCGCTAACAGTGACAGTACGCTGCACCAACTTGTAGGTGTTACAGCCCACCCAAACAGCGATATATGCAGCAAGGCAAGTTCCCGAAATGGGTGGAAATGCTAGGCCGATGAATTGGCCATATGACGTGGAAAACATCGCAGCGGCAAGAGGGGCGACGGTGGTATTGAAAAGCACCATAAGAGCAGCACCAGCAGCTACAAGGGCTGTAACTGCAATAGTTGTGTTAGCTACTTTTTTTGTGAAAGAGGCAGCTAGCCCACTAAGCAGACCGCCAAAGAGATTGGCAAAAAGTGCGCCGAGAAGTGGCATATCAAGAACTCCTTTGAGTTGATCCGACCATATTGATGCAGCCCCAAACGGTGCAAATAAGCCAGAGCATGGTCATGACGTCGTGGATCATGGGTTGCCACTTGCAGACGTCGATAGATAGGGGACCCTGCCCGGGTATTTGGTAGCCCGCAAGCGTCAAAGCAGTGCAGCCGGACGGCAGCGAAAAACTGAAGGTCCAGCCATCAGCCTTGAGCTTGGCGGCGTTTTCGATTTCGGCTTTTTGCTGGTCGGCGGCCTTGTTTACATCGTCTGTAAGCTTATTTTTTACGTCTGATCCGTTAGGGGTTCCGGTTTCGTCGATGCGGCACTTTGGCTGACCTGGGGCACCGCAGTTAGCTTGTTCTTTACCCTCCCCAGGCTTCGGAGTGGTTCCGTCTGGCTTGGTGCCCGACCCAGCAGCAGCGGCAGGGCCACCAGCGGGACCACCGTCGCCGGTGGAAGGAGTGCGACCCGCGCCACCAGTCCCACTGCCTTCGCCAGAGTCAGGCTTTTTACCGGCAGGAGGATTACCAGCTTCGGGCTGCTTAGGCTTCGACTCAGGAACGTCGTTACTAGTGGGGTTAGAAGCGGTGCCGTAACAGCCCGGCACCCCGTTTACTTCACCGACAAAGCCCGGGCACGTGGGCTTATCGGCGGCCGGGTGAGCGGCTGCGTTTTCTGCGGGAGTGGGTGTACATGATTCACCCATGTGCTGTGCGTCATAGTCCACAGAGACACGATAAAGCCCCTGAGATGTGGGTGACACGGACTGCCATACGGCCGTAGGAACCAGCACCAAAGCAACCTTACAAGAGGTCACAGGGTCACAAACCATCCCATCAGACGGAGCCTTTATAGGAGGGGAAACGAATTTCCAGTTCAGGTCAGCGTCAATATCGGGCGTGCGGGTGTAGCCAAGCGACCAATTTAGCGTGAAGTCCTGCCCCTGTTTAGACTTACAAACGGGATCACCGCACGGAACAGAGCGCTGCAACAAGGCAATAGAAGTTTCCCACGACCCGTTGCGATCTGAAACCGAGTACTTACAGTTTGGGCTGGAGCTTGTAACAGTAAATGAACGCCCGGTATCGGCGGCAGCCATAGCAGACCCGGCGGCAGAACAAGCCGCCGCGGGCGTGGAATGCCAAGACTGATTCTGAGGTGAAGGGTAGTCGCCCCGATACTCGTAACACTGAGTCTGTGCAAACGAGAGAACGGGAATGAAAAAAAGCAGCACGTAGGCCGCCAGGTGTTTGCGCATATGAACCCCCTTACCACTGCCCCCGCATAGCAGAGGCAGCAGAAAAAGGGCTGATTAAGCAGCGCGGCTGATCTTTTTCACGTACTTGATAGCGACCATGAACACGACGCCCACGGCAGCGACCACAACCAGCTCAGCGCCGTATATAGCAACTTTTACCTTGATGTCGTTTGCTGCTGAAGTGAATGGATCTGCAGCTTGAGCCATGGCCATAGCTGGGACCACCAGAGCGGCGGCAACGGCAGCGGACTTGGCAGACACGAAAGACTTGAAACGATTGATCATGTGAACCTCTTAAGTAAACAGTGCGGGATTGCACCGAAAAGCAAACGAAGGTTTGTCGAGTACTTGTCGGTGCAATCACGCGACGTCCCGAATGGCGCGGACGTAAGCGACAGCCTTGCCCATGCCGAAGCCGAGCGACCAAGAGCCGAGCAGCCCGGCGAGGATGTAGAGGACGGAGGCGGTGTCGATCACAGCTTGTCCCCTGCCCTGTAGCCGAGAACCAGCATGAAGGCGTGCAGGCTCACAAGGAGCGCCTGCAACAAATGGTTTGAGTTGGCCCAATCCATTAGCGAGACTCCAAAAACTGGCCGGAAGCTGGGCCGAAATCGACGCCAGGAACGCGGGGGTTAGTGGTTTCCATGGTGGTGTGCATACCGCTCCAAATGGCGACGACCAAAACGAGCACGATCATGATTTGTTCCTCAGGTGTCATGTTTGATGATTGAGCGACCATCACACCAGCCACCCGCACGCTGCGCATGCGGGCAGCTGGTGCGCTGGTCACTCGACCGCGTCCAGGGTCATATCGATGGGGGTAACCATCGTGGTCTCACCGGTTTCTTTGTCGGTGCTGCGGAAGGGCTTGCGGGCGTAGCCGCCGAGCGTTGCGAGCTGGGCGACTTCGTCACCGGGCTGGCCCAGACGCTGTTTGCTGCGAATCTCCACAGTTTGGGGGCGGCTGTAGGGGTCTGGTGCCGGTGTGATGATCCGGGTGTAAATGGTCTTGTCGTGGCGGCGGACTGCGTCAATGCGGCCCCGCACAAGCACTTGCATGGGGATGGTTTTCGCGGTGGTCGCGGCTGGTGTGGCTACTGCGTTCATTGCTTTTTCCTCTGGATTTCGGCCTGCAACTCGGGCCAAGCGAGACCGGACGAACCTCCGGCGGGGTCTACCTTTTTCGGTAGTCCTATCACTCTGATTTCTTCGACCAGGTCAGCGGCGCTGACGCCGGTTTGCTGCTGGGCGGCGTGGAAATATTTGCCGTAGCAGCGCTGTGCATGGAACAGGCCGTGTGCCAGGCTGCCGCGTGTTTCTTCCTTGGATGTGGGGATCTCTTCGGCTGCTGCTTGCAGCATGTGCGCGAGTGCTGGATAAGCCCCGGTGAAGTACTTGTCGGGGTTGGTGAGGACGTCCAGCGGGATCTCTCGATCTCGGTTGCCCAGGCGCACTTCGTAGCGCGTCCAGTCGCTGCCCTCGAGGTTGAGCTGGCGGCCTTTTTCATAGACGCAGAGCGTCTTTCCGTTCTTGAGTTTTCCGACGTACACGGTTCGTCCTTTCGTGCCTGATTCGTGCCAAGCGCCCTGTGTGTCCAATTCAGGGTTTCGCCCACGGTTGATAAATGCGCCGGTTTCGTAGAGGGTCAGGGCGTCGTCTACGGTGTATTCACCGTTCAAAAAATCGACTGCCAGATCTACGCGTGAGAGGGTCGCGCCCAGGCCTACGAGCAGCTCTTGCAGGCTGGGCCAGTCGTTGACCATTCCGCAGCCTTTGCCGTTGAGCTGGAGCAGCCAGCGGCCCTTTTGTGATTCGCCGCCGAGGGCGATGGAGCCAATCTCCACCTTGGCGCCGTCATCGAGGCGCAGCTGCAGGCGGTGGCGCTCTGTGAAGCCGAACAAGCCGCCATCGAGGACGGTGGACACGCTTCCATTCAGCAGCTCATTGATGAACTTGATCAGGCCCGCAAGGCTCATGGCGGGCTTGTCGAATGTCGCGTTGAGCCAATCGATTTTTGCGGCAGTGGATGCCGCATCGCGGGAGGTTTGAGAGCAGCGGGAAACTGAACTTTCCACCCGTGTTACAGCACGGGTGGCAGGCGCTGCCGCGCCCGAAAAAACAGGGCGCAGGCGCCAAGACAGAACACCCGCCCGTGTGGATGGGGGGGAGTCGTGGAGGGCTTGAGCTGTGGTCATTCGGCGGCTGTGGGCTTGCTGATGCGAGCCACTTGGGGAGAGTCAAAGGACACGACCAGGCCGAGCTTGCGGATTGCGGCGATGTAGTCGTCAAACGCTTTGGGGTTCGTATAGCTGCGCGTCTTTTGGCCGTTAGCCAGCATGCCGGGGAGGCAGTGCACGACGTAAACGCGGCATTTGCAAGCACCCTCACCAATGAAGGTATTGCAGTTGAAGCAACGCGGGGCGGTGCTGCGTGGGGTGCTGTACATGGACAGCATCCCGGCGCCGGATTGAACGAGCTGGCGGGCGGTCATGTGCGGCGCCCCCGCCAAACCGGAGGCGAAGGGACGACCAATGCACCGAGACAACGGGAACAGATGACGCACCAGCCACCGAAGGGGAGGCCATCGACATGCGGGAGGAACGGACGCAAGGTGCGCGCCCCCTGCCCAGCGTCGGCTGGAGCGGCCAAGCCTTCACCGGGCTGTTTTGTGGCAGGGAGCGAGCAAAAGGCTTCCCAGGCTTGCCGGGGGGTCAATCCGTCCTCGTAGCCTGGCAGGCTTGCGAGGAACTCTTCTGTTTGGCTGTCGTGCCAGGCAATGATTGCTTGGGCTTCGGGGGTTTCGGTGAACATGTGGCCGCTCCAGTGGTGCACACAACACAGAAGCCGGAGCGCTTTCGCTGCCGTTGCCGCCCTATTCCAAAGGCTGTCGCTTGCCGTGTTGCGATAATTAGCGTTTAGCAACTACTTGCAAAACGCAAACACCCCGGAGCCTACATGACCCACTCGCAAAATGCAAGCACCCATGACATAGCCGAGCTAATCGAGGCCGCGTCAAAAGCTGCTGGAAGTCAAAACAAGTTGGCAGCGTTGCTGGACACAACGGCGCCGACGCTGATTCAAATGAAGAAGGGGGAAAGGCCCGCGAATTGGCGTATTAGAGGCAAGCTGCGCGCAATCGTGGGCGAAGACCCTGCGCGTGCGTTCATGGCCGCCATGGCCGAGGACTTGGAGCAGTCAGAACGCGAAGACGAAAAAAAAGCTGCAGATGGTTTTAAGGCCATGCTTGCAGCTTTTCCTGATGGTTGGCGGAAACGGA